AAGCTTTGTCAAAGAAGCCTATGACTTATCAAAAAGCACTTAATCAACTTCAAGCTGTAGAAAGAAGCAAGGCGATGAGAGAAGCTTTAGAATACAATAGATACACAGCAGAAGAAATAGTTGGTGCTATCGATAGAGCACTTGCAATTCTTAATGTTAAAAACAAAGCGCTAAGAACTCTTATACTCCGAATTGCTAGGACAGAATCAGGAGGAAATCCTACGGGTGAAGGTGGTATCACACATCACACTTCAAACCCATTTCAGCTTGATCCACCTGCTGTAGAAGAAGTTAAGACAAATGTAAACATGAAAAAATGGAGAGATTTTGTCAATGGCAGAAAAGGACCTGCTCCTGCCAAAATGGGCCCTATTGAAAAACAAGAGCTAAAAGAAGTTGAAAAAAATAAAGTTTTAAGCGCTCTTTTCGCAACGTTGTATGTTCTTTGGGCTTTAGGCGCTGACGGTGATCGTGCCGCTTGGGATCCTGAAAAATCTTTCGGTGTTCCTGCTTCTTTAAAAGATCAAGCTGTATTTTGGAAGAGAAGATATAACACCGAGTCGGGTGATGGATCAGTAAAAGATTTTATAGAAAAAAACGTGTAATCGATACAGATCAATTTCCAATACTCACAGGCTCAAATGGATTTTTAGGTATTGGATAAAAATTGTTAAACAGAAATCTTGAAGATATATATAATGAACGACTCTGACAGGAGATTTCTGTGACAACATTTGCTGCTACAACTTCCCCTACACCTTTTGGAATATTTGATTCAGACGCAGATTTTTCATCTGAAGCTGATAAGATGATGATATTTGTCAAAAGAAAACTTGGAGACGATGTCCTTAGCGTTGAATTGACAAAGAAGCAAATCTGGGGAAACATGGAAGAAGCTTCCCTGGAATACAGTTCAATCTTAAATCAGTATCAAGCTAAATCTCAGCTTGTTAATTTTTTAGGATTCGCAACGGGCAGTATGTCAGGTGCAGAAGAAAAATATGTCAGAGATAATCTTTCTTATTTGACAAGATTTGCCGAACCTTATGCGATGGAAGCAGGCGTAGGTGGATCTTATAACACAATGTCAGGATCAATAGAACTTGAAATGGGAAGACAGGATTACGATCTTTATCAAGAGCTTAAAGATTCTGCAGGAAATCAAATATTTGATAATACAAAAGGAAAACTTAAGATTGTTGAAATTTTTCACTTTAATCCTCAAGCAGCTTATAGATTTTTTGACACCACGTCAGCAATTAACTACTTAAACAATGAATTTTCTTTTGAATCTTTTACTCCAGAAACAGTATTTTACATCTTACCTGTTTTTGAAGACATTTTAAGAGCAGGTCAGCTTGATCTTTCTAACAGAGTAAGAAGATCGAATTATTCATATGAAGTTTCAGGAACAAAGATCAGAATATTTCCAACACCAACGTCAGATACTAAAAAACTTTGGGTAAGAGTGAGACAATTTGCTGATCCACTGTCGCCTTCTTACAAAGATGCTACTATTCACGGTGTTTCGAATATGTCTAATATTCCCTTTGGCAACTTGACATATTCTAAAATTAACTCAATAGGAAAGCAGTGGATAAGACAATATACGCTTTCTCTTTCTAAGGAACAGCTAGGCTTAATTAGAGCAAAGTTTGGCAATATTCCAATACCTGGAGGTGAAGTCACACTCAACGGAAGCGACTTGATAACTCAAGGAAGAGAAGATCAAAAAGATCTTAAAACTCAACTCAGAGAAATGTTAGATACTATGACCTATGATAAACTATCTGAGATTCAGGCAACAAGAGCTGAGCAGATGAACAAGCAGTTGCGTTACATTCCAATGCCTTTAGGCAAGGCAATAATAATGGGGTAAATCATGGGACGTCTTTTTATATCGCCAAGAGAGATTAATTTTATCAATGACATCGCCAAAGAGCTTGTTAAGGATGTTATTGGTCAAAAGATTTATTATTTCTCAGTATCTGAAATTAAATCAAAAGTTCATGAAATCTACGAAGAATCACCTGATAAAGTATTTGAAAATCCAATTGAAATTGATTGTTTAGTAAAATATCAGCCACAAGAAGTCAGAACTACAAGGTTTGGATCTGAACAATATTACACTTTAGAAGCGTATATTCAAACAAAAGATCTTTTAGATAAAGGTATTGAAGTTTTAGAAGGTGACTTTTTTTCTTACGGATCTACATTTTTTGAAGTAATTACAAGCCCACTTACAAATGTTATTTTTGGTCAAATAGAACATAAAAATTACATAACAATAACAGGTAAACAGTCAAGAAAAGGTCAATTTATATCCAAGATATTTGGACCTACCTCAGAAGAGCACTCAGATGCTGATGCAATTCAAGAAACTTTTGTGCAGCAAAGAGGGTTTGAAGAAAACAAACTTGGAAAGACAGGTGACATTAGACAGCTTAGAGAAAACGGTGTTCTTGATGCACCAATTTCTGGTCCTAAAGAAGTTTCTCCTAAAGGAGATCCTAACAACGTAGGCTCTTCGTTCTACGATGAAGGAGAGTAAATGTCTCAAAAAGCTAAAGGTGAAAAAATTATCAAAGATTTTGATGGTAATAATGCACCTGAAAATTTTGATATTCCTTCTATTGGAATTGAAGATATTGATCGTGCCATCTTTGCACTTTTTGACAAGAAAATCTCTTTTGAAGTAAAACACAAAGGTGCTCTTCAGAAAGTTCCTGTCATCTTTGCATCTGGCGAGCGTTTTGCTTTAACAAGAAGAAAGAATCCGATAAGAGATAGAGAAAATGCTCTAATATTACCTCTTATCTCTGTTATGAGACAAGAAATAGATTTTTCTGCTGATCAATCAGGCAAGAAAACAGCAATAGCTTTTAGAGAGCAAGAGAATTACGTCATTAAATACCGCTTAAGTAATAGAGATAGAAAATATCAAAACATTATCAATAAGCAAAATATAAAAAACCAAGATAATGTGACTTCAAGAAAACACTTTTTATCAAATACACCCTCGCCAGGTTTTGGAACTTTGCCAGGGACAATAGCTACAAGAAGAAATAATTTACAATTTTCAGGTGTTGCAAAAGTAAGTTTAGGAGAAGAGTTAGGTAAAAACATCTTTGAAGTTATTCAATCACCATATCCAGAATTTGTTGCTGTTACATATGATGTAATTTTTTGGACTCAGTATATACAACAATCAAATCAAATGCTTGAAACGCTTTTATTAAATTTTACCGGGCAAGGTGAAGAAATTGCAATTTTAACCGATGGTGGATATGAGCTTGTTGCCTTTTTTAAGGGGCCTTTTTCAAATTCTGGCACTAATCTTGAAGACTATACAGAAAGTGAAAGAATTATCAAGCACACATTTAGTGTCACTATTCCTGGCTACATTATAAATCCTAAACACCCGGGTATGCCAAAGATGTTGAGATCCTATGTGTCAGCACCTGAAATAAATTTTGGAATTAGCAATGGTGCACCTGAAGTAATAGATTATCAGCCTGAAAGAAAATCAGACACTGTTAAGCGTCATTCACTTCAAGATCTCACAAATATTAAAGAGTATGATTTAATTCGTGGAGAATCAAGAGAAGTCTTGCAGAACACTATTGTTAATCCTTTTACCAACTCAACAAAAACAGAATTTTCAAAGATAAGAACAAGAAATCAAAGATCAGGAGAAACTGTTGCTTCGGCTGAAATTGTTGAAGAAATTGAGAGAATTGAGTCATAAATAAAACAGATGTTTAGCGAGAACAAATATAGTTATAATAGAAATTTTAGGAGTAATTGATGGCAGAACAAACTTTCAGATCTCCAGGCTTCTTCGAGCGCGAGATTGATCTCACTCAGAGGACAACGGAAATTGTAGGCGTTCCTGCAGGTGTCGTTGGCACAGCGCAGAAAGGGCCAGCATTTGTTCCTGTTACTGTGGGATCATTTATCGATTTTCAAAATAAATTTGGTTCATTAGACCCAGAAAAATTTGGAACTTATGCAGCTAATGAGTGGTTAAAAAACAGATCAGCCTTAACTTATGTAAGAGTCTTAGGTGCAGGAGCAAACAATACAACAACAGATATCTCAAACACACAGTCAAAAGGAACTGTGAAAAATGCAGGCTTCTTGCTTGCTGATGTTGCAAGATCAAATACAGATGGAAGATTTAATGGCGTTGTGCAGTTTTTAGCAGCAGTGCACGATCCTCAAGTAAATGAAAGCAGTGGTTTCCCAATTTTTACTGACAACAGTTCAGTTGATGCAACAGGCGATGTTCGACTAATTAGAGCAATGTTAATGACACCTTCTGGCTCAAGATTTGAAGTCTTGAATCACAATGCATCATATTCGGCGCCTGCAACATCAGATGACACTGCTACAATAAAGACATATGATGGAACAACTGAGCAAGGAACATTTAAGCTTGTGCTTTCTTCGGCTGCTGGGTCTTTATTTTCAAACGATGAATCAAAATCTGGTATCAAAATCTATACTGCGTCTTTAGATCCAGATAGCAAGCACTATGTTGGAAAAATTCTAAATACCAATCCAGATAGATTTAACGAAGAGCAACACTATCTTTACGCTGATTTCCCTGTTGAAAATGAAATTGCAAAAGTTAAGCAAGATGCTGCAGCAACTGTTGCAATACTTTCTGGATCTTCACTCACCCTTGCAGGTGCTGGTGGCTCTGGAACTACATACACAAAACTTTTTGGATCTTTTAACACAAGATATCAAACAGCAAGATCAACATCATTTATATCACAACCTTTCGGTGATAAAGAATATGATCTATTTAGCTTTGAGTCACTTGATGATGGTATATCAGGCAACGCAAAAGTTAAAATTTCCATATCAAACTTAAGAAGATCAACTAATCCTAAAAATCCTTATGGAACTTTTACAGTTTTAGTTAGAGATTTCTATGATACAGATACTGATATGAAAGTTTTGGAGCAGTTTTCTCTATGCACTTTAAATCCTGCAGCTGATGATTATGTTGGAACAAAAATTGGCGACTACAAAGTTTATTACAACTTTGATGCCGAGACTGAATCTGAAAGAAGATTAAATGTTTCTGGAAAACGCCCTAACAGATCTGGCTACATTCGAATCGTAATGAGTGCCGATGTTGAAGATGGTCAAGTTCCGGCTGCAGCGCTTCCTTTCGGCTTTAGAGGATTGCCAGTTCTAAAAACAACAACTTCACTAACAGACAACACTTCTGTAATTAGTGATGGAAGCATTAATAAGGACTCATCTGCTAGATTACACTTTATTGGAACAGGCGCAGAGCTTGCAATCACAGGCTCGATTATGCCTCCTGTTCCAATGAGATTTAAGGTAACAAGAGGTGAAGCTTCATCAAGTCCGGGTTTCACAGGTGAGCCTGGATCACTAGAGACTGCTGATCCTCGTTATTTCTTTGGTGTCAAATTTGAAAGAGTTCCAGCAGAAGCAGTTGTTACAAATGCAATTTTGAAAGCTAACGGATCTGGTGAAAGAAATCAACTTCTCGATTCATATTCAAAAATGTTAGGTATCACACTTCTTGATACACTTGTTACAGGCTCTGGTGCCGATGCTTTCAACGATAACAAATTTACCCTAGCTAAAGTAGCTTTCTACAATCAGCCTACTACTGCTGCACAAAATCTTGATAATGCAATATTAACTCAAATAACAGGTTCTGTCGCTGAGCATATGGTTCAAACAGCTTACATTAGAAATGGAAGAATTTCTAAGCCTAGATACACAGTGCAAGATGGCGCACTCAGCAGATTAACATTCGGATCTTTGATCGCAGGATCTTCAGCAGTAGCTTTTAATAGATTTACTGATTATATGAAATTCACAAACATGCTTTACGGCGGATTTGATGGATTAAACATGCTAGATAGAGATCAGAGAAAGATGAATGACAAGGCTGCATCAATAGACGAAGGTGGCAAGGCTGCTGGTGATGCAACAGGTTTCATAGGCTTATCTTCAGCTTCTTCGCCTGGAACAGCTAAAGATAACAACATTATTAGTTCTTACAGATCTGCTGTTAGAATCATCACAGATCCTTTTGCATCAAGAGTTAATGTTGTTGTAATACCTGGTGTAAGAGACACTTATGTTACAGATTATGCTTCTGAAAAGACAAAGGAGTATAGCCAAGCTATATACCTTATGGATTCAAAAGCATATGACGACGGTATCGTAAGGCTCTTTGAAGATTCTTCTACACGTCCAAGTGTTAGAAAAACTGTGGAACAATTTGAAGGAAGAGTTATAGACAACAACTATGTTGCAACTTATTTCCCTGATGTTATCATAAAAGATGATATAACTGGTGAATCAGTTACAATTCCTTCTTCAGCTATTGCGTTAGGCGCACTTGGATACAACGATAAGGTTGCTTACCCATGGTTTGCTCCTGCAGGTTTTAATAGAGGAGCATTAAGCTCAGTTCAAAATACCAAAGTAAGATTGACTGCGGAAGATAGAAACATTCTGTACGAAGCGCGTATGAATCCTATCGCAAACTTCCCAGATGGCGGATTTGTAATATTTGGTCAAAAGACGCTTCAGCAATCTAATTCTTCTATCTCCAGAGTTAATGTTAGAAGAATGCTTTTAGAAGTAAAGAGAATAGTATCTGAGATTGCAAACGGTCTCATCTTTGAACAAAACACTCCTGCAACAAGAGCAAGATTTATCTCGCTTGTTAAACCTAAGCTTGCTTCGATTCAAGGAAATCAAGGTATAGATAGCTTTAAAATTGTAATGGATTCTTCTAACAACACCGCAGAAGATATCGAGCAAAACAAGCTTAATGGTAGAATAGTTCTTGTGCCTACAAGGGCCGTGGAATTTATTTCAATAGATTTCATAATTACAAATTCTGGCGTAAGTTTTGAATAATTATAATAGATATTTGGAGAACAAAAAATGGCAGAGTTAACATTTAAATCGGCAGGAGTCAGCACTCGTGAGATTGACCTTTCAGGTCCAACTCCTACTGGTCCGACCGGAGTGCCCGCTGGAATTGTAGGAACATCTAATGAAGGCCCTGCATTCGTTCCTCTTACATTTGCAACTTATGGTCAATACAAACTCACGTTTGGTGCTTCTGACGGAGATAAGTTTGGGCCTATCACAGCTAATGAATGGCTTAAGAATGCTCAGGCACTTACTTACGTTAGAGTACTAGGTGTTGGTAACGGAAGAGAGCGATCTTCATCAACAGGTAACGTAACAAATGCAGGATTTGTTGTTGGTGAAAGACAAGTTCAATTAAACGGTATCAAAGGAGACAATCCTTACGCAAATGCCGGTGGGGTGGGCGAAGGTAGAACTTATTTTCTTGGCTGCTTTATGTCAGAGTCTGCTGGTAGCAACATCTTTAGTGATGCAGGCATTCAAACGAGTGTAACAAGTAGTGCTATTCTCAGAGGCGTAGTCTTAGCGCCTTCTGGTGTAGTTCTAAGCTTAAGCGGTAACATCGGTGGAACTAACACAGCTCCTGCTGCAGCAGCTAACTCAGCAACTGTAAAAGGATTTACAACAGGCTCTGTTTCACTGCTTGGTGGCGGAAGCACATTTGTTATGTTTATGAATGGCTATAAAGCAACTGAATCTAGTCCTTCTTACATAACAGCTTCTTTTGATATGTATGCACCTGATTATTTCGCAAATGTTTTAAATACAGACCCACTCAAGTTTGAAGAAAAAGGGCATTTGTTACACGGCTACTACAATATTCACCCTACGCTTGCATTTGTCACAGGGTCAGGGGTTATTAAAGAAGGTGTTTATCAAAAAAGTGAAGAACCGGTCGCCTTTATTCTCTCATCATCTGTAGGAAGAATTGGCAGAGGCGCATCGGTTGGCGGTGGAAATGATGACGTTCCTGTTTATGAATCTTTTGAAGATAGATTTAGCAATGCCGTCTCTCCTTTTGTTATTTCTCAAAAGTTTGGTGCAGCACCCTATAACTTGTTTAAGCTAGAGACATTATCAGACGGAAGTGGGATTACAGACAAGTTTAAATTTTCAATTGAAAATATTGTTAAATCAAATTCTTCTACAGATAAGTTTGGAACTTTTGATATTGTCTTAAGATCTTTTTATGATTCTGATGATGAAAAGGTAGTTTTAGAAAGTTTTAGAGGACTTTCTCTTGATCCAAGTTCTGCGCGATTTGTTGGTAGAGTTATTGGAGATAAGAAAGTATTTTTTGACTTTGATAGTGATATCGAGTCTCAAAAAATTGTAGTTGAAGGTTCTCACGACGTGAGATCAAGATATGTAAGAGTCATACTCTCTGATGCACTTAAAAACAAAGAAGTTCCAGACGAAGCACTTCCTATGGGCTTTAGAGGCCCAAATCACCTTTTAACTTCAGGATCTTTGCTCGCAGGCCCAGGTGCAAACAATAGTGTTCTAAATGTTGCAGATGCACACAATAGAGTTAGAGAACCTGCGATACCTTTTAGATTATCAATCGCTCAAGGTACAGGTGCAAGCAAGAGAGAAGATGTTGAACTCTACTGGGGTATTCAAACAAACACTAGAAAGTCTGTTACTAATCCTAACTTAATATCAGAATTTAATGATACATTTTTTACTTATGTTAAGTATTTCCCAACGCACAGACTAGATGCATATAACTTCTCAGAAGGAGATAATGCAGGTGTTGCTGATGGAAATGGAACTGTTAGAGATTCTGATAGATTTAATAACAATAAATTTAGTCTTGAAAATATTCAAGTTCGCACAGGCTCAGCTGGTTTAGCTGATAGTGATCAGTGGTTGAGCGCTTCTTATGTTAGAAACGGATCGATATCAATTGATACTGCAGCAAAAACAAGAGGGTTTACAGTAGATGACTTAAGTGTCGTGTCTAACAGAAAATTCTTAAAATTTACTGTGCCTCTGCAAGGTGGATTTGACGGTGTCAATATCTTCAACAAAGATCAGAGAGATCTCACCAACAATTCTGCAAAGAGAGAAATTGATGATGAAGCTAATCAAGGCGGAACTTCAGGCCCAACAATAAGTGCTTTTAGAAAAGCAATTGATATTATGGGTTCTACCTCAGACGTTGATATACAACTTCTAGTTATTCCAGGTATGCGACATGAATCTATCACCGACTATGCAATTTCAACAGTCGAGAATAGATTTGATGCAATGCTGATTATGGACGTAGAAGAAAGAGATCAGTTTAATACAGTAATTACTTCTTCGGTACAGTCACCACATGTTGCTAATACTGTCGCAGGATTCAAGAATAGAGTTCTTGATACTTCGTTTGCGGCTGCATACTTCCCAGATGTAACTGTTCAAGATCCGGATACAGGCGGATTAGTCTCTGTACCACCTTCAGTTGTTACAATTGGTGCTTATTCACTAAATGACAAAGTA